CTGCCATCAGCGTTAGGTAACTTAAAAGCTACTTCACTAGATGTAGGTGCGGATGTAGGTGGATTTAGCGATACGCTGTTACCACCCGAATGTTTTAATTTTATTGAACTCATACTCCTATCTCCTGTAATGTTATTGAACTTACTGGAGCAGCGTTAGCATCAGAGTCATCTGCCGCTCTTGGTTTATTAATATACCAAGTCACACCAGTTTCTCTACTAATACCTCTTAAGTCATAAGTAATAGCACTTGTTCCACCAGCAGTATCTAAATAAGTGTTTGTATATTCATATAAATCTATTTCTTCGTGTGTATCACCGGGATTATAACCAAATACAATCCAGTTATTGTTCTGCCTATGTCCATCAATTACGTTATAATGACTACCTGTATATGCTGTTGATATAGCATCAGTTATAACTGAACCAGCTTTATATAATCTAAACCCTGCCCATCCTCCTGATCCAGTTGAACCATATAAATGTGCAGTTATAAGAATTTTATTATTGGAATTAGTAGGTGTAATTGTTGCTGACAAGCCTGTTGCTGTATAAGAATCGTACGAAGTACCTGTTGCGGTATCTTTTTTGATAGCTTGAATTGTTTGAATAATAGAACCAGCACCTAATTTAGATCCTGTTGCTGCACCATCAGCTAAAGTTGCTGTCGTTACGGAGCCAGCTGGTAAACCACCAGAGGATATACCTGTGATAGTACCATTACCATTTATTTGTATTGCCATTAAACTATTACGTATGTACTACCCGAAGGTATTGTTAATGTAACGCCGTTTGCTATAGTGATCGGCCCAGCACTAAGAGCGTTTTTGTTTGTTGATATTGTGTAGTTGTTAGATATAGTCTGTGAGTTTTCATAGATACATCCGTCAGCTACTGCCGAAGCTACACCTGTAAGACTACTACCGTCACCTGTGTAGGATGTTGCAGCTACTGTACCTGTTACGGTAACACCTGAGCTTGATGTTTCAAGTTTTTTACTGTTGTCGTATGACAGTTCTACTGCTCCATTTGTCGTTGCTTGAAATAATTCTTCAGTACCATCACCATTAACAATTTTAAAAGTACTTCCAGATTTAATAGTTAAATCATGGTTAGAGCTATTAATCCTATTTTTTGTTCCGTCATGAAATATCTCAAGGTCATCACCATTTCCAAATGTAGCTTTTAAATTATCGTCAAATCTAACTTTATCACTAACATCTACATTAATATTTTTGTTTGTTGTTCCAGAAGCTATAGTAAAATCGCCTGTAATTGTATCTCCACCAGCTTTACTAAATTTAGTAGTTAAATCTACAGTTTCAAAGCTAGGGTCTGCACCATTATTAGCTCGTAAGAACTTACCGTCATTGCTAGAAGTTCCGTGTGGTAGTTTAGCTAGTGTTACTGATTCATCTGCAATTTTGGCTGTAGTAACTGCATCGTCTGCGATCTTAGCTGTTGTAACTGCTCCGCTAGCAATAGTTGCTGTTGTAACTGTGCCTGCACTAGGGGTATTTAGGTTTACTGTTGATCCGATCGTGATGATGAAGAAATCAGCACCAGTAGAAGGAGCGGCAGAAAATATAATGTCGCTGCTGTCAATAGCAAAGCCTTCGCTGGGTTGACTGGTTCCGCTATTAGGTTTCTGAATGACTCCATTGATGCTAACAATATGTTGCTCGGCAACTGTGCCTGCATTGCTAAGTGTAAATCTATAAGCATTGTTATTGAATGTTGCACTTCCTCCACCAGTTCCTGATGAACTAGATAATGTGTTTATAAAGAAACTACCTACTGACTGTGCTTCTTCCCATGCTGATGTTGTACCATCATACACAAGCAGTTTACCTGTAGAAGTATTAAAGAATAAGTCACCACTATCGTTATTACTTGTAGGGTTCGACGAGCCAACTCTATATCTTTCGTTGAAATCATTGATGTCTCCACTAAGACTAACTAGGTCGCTTTCTGGTAGTGTAGCTTTGTGATAGTTGTATGTTTGACTAGAGCCAGTAGATGTTACGATAAAACGTATACCTGTAGCTATAGTAGAACTATGAAAGTTAGAAGGTATATTGTTTATTGTAACAGTTGTACCATTAAGTGTGCGGCCTGTTGTACTCACGCCACTGCTGTTTACAACTATGCCAGCTGCGTCTGCTATAGAAATAGCTACACCAGATGCAGGCTGTGTGTTAGGAAATGATACTTCGTTAGCTATAGCTTCAAAACCACCAAATGGTTCTAACTGTGCAGCCACATAATCTACGATAGCACCAGAAGTTGGTAGTTTAGTATCATCATCTGTAACTGTAGTTTGTTTTAGATCACTAGCTAATTTTGCAAGTGTTACATTGCTGTCAGCTATCTTAACTGTTGTTACGTTTGCATCTGTAATTTTAGATGTTGTAACAGAGTTAGATGCTAACTTACCATCTGTAATAGTTGTGTTAGCTATTTTTGCTGCGGTAACTTGACTGTCTGCTATATGAGCAGTATCAATAGAACCATCAACATAGTGCTCTGAATTAATAGAGTCATCGGCTATCTTTGCTCCTGTAACTGCGTCTGCTGCGATATCAGCTGTAGCAACTGTAAGATCAGTAATGTTAGCACTAGCAACTGTTATATCTGTAGGTAATGCACCACTACCTAGTTTTGCCATTGTTACAGCGTTGTCAGCTATCTTAGCTGTGGTAACTGAGTCACTAGCTAGATCGCCTGCAACTATAGTGCCATCAAGTATTTTAGCACTTGTTATAGCACCATCTTTTATATCGCTTGTTTGTACTGTTTGATTCTGTTCTTCCTGTGCAGCAAATAATAACTGCTCATGGTTGGCATTGAGGTCAGCTGCCTTGACTGATGACCCTGCCGTATATGTAGCCTTTGCACTATCTACATCTGTATCACGAAAGATACGTATAGACTCTGGGCTGGCTGGTATGTTGCCTGATGTAAAAACTACATTACCACCACCTGTAGTAGTGTAGCTTGTTATATTGTAGTGATTGCCTGATGTTTTTATGACACCATCGACTTCTACTTTTATGTCAGACTCTTGTATAGAAGGGAAAGAAAACGACTTAGTAGCGTTCCCATCCCCAGTGTAATCTATGAATGTTGTTGCCATTTATTTGTATATGTTGAGGATGTTTGCTGTATCTACTCGTTTGTTTAATTTTTCTACCTTACCAGCACGTTGTTCTAGTATAAGTTCTTGTACAACTCGTTTATTACTAATTGAAGCCCAAGCTTTTTTACGAGCAGTTGCGAATAATCTATCTATCATTAAGTTATGGTAGTAGTCTCTTGCATCGAACTCACCACGTTTACCAGATTTTATATCATCATACATTCGTTGTATTGATGCTAGTATCTTAGGATCTTTGGCCAATTTATTTAGTTGAAGCTCAAGATTTTGTAAGCCAATAGCTTGTTGAAATAAAGATCTAACTTCAGCATTTTTAGTTAGTTTAGTCCCGTCAGGAGCATAATAAGTAGATAAACGTAAATCGTAGCCACTGTTGAATAATAACTGTCTACCGGGGCTTTGTACTAAATTTAAACTTACAGGACTTACAGCATTAAATGCACGTGTTAAAAAGTCCCAATCTTTTAAAGGCTTACCGTTAAGCAAGTCATACTTAATAGGTAAAGGAGTGTCTGTAAACTGTTCTGTTATTAGGTTTCTGTTACGTATGGATTGTACAATACCAGAGTTGATTTCACGCATGTATGGTGTAAATAATCTACCAAGCTCATTACGTAAACCAGAAAGAGGTACAGTATTGTTAGCAAGTGATGCTAAGATACGTGGCCCTTGGCCGGGTCTACCACCAAATAAATCTACGAATGACTGTATACCAGCTAAGTATGACTTACTTGTAATCGCTTGTGCTATAACAAGAGATATTTTACCTAATTGATTTTCTGTCCACTCTTCACCCATAAGCTCACTTGCGTCACCTACGTCAGCGATTGTAGACATAATAAGATTAAATGGTTCAAACTGGTCGTAACCTACACGTACATCACCAATCTTAATAGTTCTTGGCTCCCACTTAGCGTCTAGCCATACTTGCCTTTTCTGCCTATCTACAGGGCCGTTACCGTTAAGATCGCCACGCATCCATGCTTGTGCAGCCATAAATACTACAGCACTACCCATAGAAAATCTACCTAGTTGTAAAGCTCTAGCATTGGCTAGTTCTTCAACAGTAAAGATACCGTATTTAGATACACTACTTAGATCGTTAGGGTTAGCAAATGCAATGTCATTAAACTCTTTGACTAAGAAGTTAAAACCGGGTGTATACTTACCTGTCAATGCAAGACCGTTTACACCAGTTCTAGCAAACAAAAAGAATGGTTTAGCTAGTGGTGTAGCTGAAAACACATCGTTTAGACCCTTTGCAAAACCTGTTAGAGGTTGTGTAAGTGTAACTTCCTGACGTGCAAACTTTGTAGCTTCATCAACAATGTTACCTTGATTATCAAACACTTGAGAGTAGAAATCGTCTTCATAAGCTTTTAGCAGCTCAGGTGTAATTTCTGGCAACTCAATACCGTTTTTCTGCATATCTAACACTCGACGCATAGCTTTCTCACGCATCTTTGCACGACCAAGTATGTATGCAAACGCATCGTCAGTAGCAGCCATAAGCTTGGTAGAATATGTAAACAGGTTAGTGTTATTCATATTACGTGCCATGTTAGCAATTCTAAATGCAGCAATATCTCCCTCTGTTGCTCTACCACTATCTTCTGCCCAACGTCTAAGTATTTCCCAGTTATCGTCAGCAGCTGTATATTCTGAGTAACGTGTCTTTACACTGCGTATATCACCTTTCCAGTATGAATTTAATTTAGTTCTGAATAGCTCAAAAGACTCTGGCACAGACTCTATCATAGCGTTTACTGCTGATAGACTACTTCGTAATGTAGCTGTGTCTCCAGTAAAAGGTACTTTTAGTGTAGCACCGATAGCTGTAGCAAGTGGTCTTAAGAATGTTGCAGTAGATGTACCCATAATAGCTCTAGCTGGTGTTTTAGGGCCAGATAGTATACCATGTGTCATCACACCTTCTAATTCACGTATCAAAGCACCAGTACGCTTTACACCGTTAGGTTCTAGTTGACCGCCTTTGATAACAGTACGTGCCCATTTATCAAAGTCATCTAAAGTATTCAAATCCTTCATCATAGAAAACGCTTCAAACAATGCGTTTAGTAGATCATCGTTATCGTCCTCTTTGGCAATCTTTAGAATACTCATGATAGACTCTCTAGTATTTGCCATCTCTTCTGTCAAAGCGTCGTCAACAGCTTGTTTTGCTTTCTTACCTGTAACTGATAATGCTCTAAAAGAGTCAGACTTTATAAATCTAGCCTTTTTAGTTTGGTATAAAGCAGTTAGCATAGTGTCTACTATCTGTTTAGCAGGCCCATCTATGTCAGTAAGGTCGACTAAGTCAGCTATTTCACGACCAGCTACACCTAAATCACGTAACTGTCTAAGCAGCGTACCAGATATTAAGTCAGCTATAACTACATTTTTAGATGTCCATACTTCTACACCATCAATAACGTCAGGTTGTGCTTCAAATAATTCTTTTAGGTATTCTTTTGCTGACATATCGGCAGCGTTTCTACCTTGTGTAATACGTTGATGTGCTTCTACAGACTCCTTATAAGTTTCTGCAAGCTTTACTCTATCACCTTTTGCAGCTTCTAGTTCTTTAGCAAACTTTTCATTACTAATAAGTCCTTTATAAATACGTTCTACCTGAGCTACATCTGTACCACCTTCTTGTGCAATACGTTCTCGTTCTAGTGGTGTTGTTACAGAACCAGCAGATCCCTCTTCTGCACCCCATTCGTTACGTGTACGGGATAGCTGTTCACGAGCTTTTTGTGGTTCTACTTCTGTTATGTGTGCCGCTTGGTGTGGTTGAGATATAGGTGCATTTTTATCTGCTCTAAACTGTTCTTCACCACGTCTTAGTTGTGCTAAACCATTTGCAACTGTTTGATCTTTTAGACTTTTGTTTCTAGCTCTTATCTGTGTTATAGCTGCATCACCGCCTTGTTTAAGTGTGTATGCTAAACCGTCAAAAAACAGTCCTATACCCATACCTTCTACGATGTTTTTTATCTTCATCATAACAGGATGGTCAGTATCTTTTGTAGCTAGTGGTGTATCAAACCAGCCATATCTGTCACGCAATGCACCCATAGCGTTTTGGCCATCTGACTCTTTAGATACAAGATCAGACACAGCTCCTAACGCAGCACCTCTAACAAAGTTTGCCTTAGTAAGAGCAAGTAAACCAGCTGGTATAGTCACAACTCCTGTTGCAGCTATACCTTTAGCAGCTAGCAGTGCACCAACAGAAAGAGATCCAAAGTGTACTAGACCTCTTAGTTGTCTGCCCCACCATGTTCTTGTTTCTATTGGATTATCATAACCTCCAAAAGGCGACCAGTCAGGTCTATAGCCGCCTGTTTCTTGGTTTTGTTTCTGCATTTCTCCAGAAAACGCATCAAATGTGCGTTCTGGAAATGTTGCAATAGAAGATGCAGTATCCTGTAAACCTCCAGATAAAATGGATTGGGCTTCTTTTGCAAGACCTTTAAGACCCCATGTATCAGCATTACGGGGATCTTTTTGCTCGGCAAGAGCCTGCTCTTCTTGTTTTATTTCATTTGATTTCGCAAGTTCTTCTGCGATAATTTGGTCTCTATATTCATCAGATGCCTGCTGCATTTTGTTTGCAACATTATCTACCAAATTTTGATCTATGTTATAATCTGGTTCCATTTACTCTTTTTTAGTTTCTTTGTTTTGCTCTTCAAAATTTTTAAAGTAATTAAACTTTTCATTATCGAAGTCTGCTCGACTATTCTTTAACGTCCTTCTTAGTATTTTTGGTACAAATTCTCCCTCATTAATTCTTTTCTGGAAGAACTGTCTAAGTTTTAACTGTTTAGATTTATCGGCATTGTTACTAAGTATAAAATCTGTAAGAGGAGCGTAGTTACCTCGTCGTATAGAGCTCCTACCTTCTTCTTCGAGAAAATCAAACTCTGGATTATTAAGTATAAACTGATCTAAACCTAACTTCTGATTGCTCTGCTCTAACTCATTTAAGAATACTAAAGCTATATCCTGTTGTAAATTATGAAACTGGTTGTTAGGCATGTTTCTAAGAGTTGGAAAGAATCGGAGTATAGCAGCTTTTTCAACTTCTTTTAGATCCGACAATCTTCTCCAATCTGAGTCTGCTTCAGTTACAGCACCCATAATACTATTACTTTTATTAGCCTGTACTCTAACTAATTCAACAGCCATAAGACTTTGAGTATCTTCGTTAA